AAAAAAAAAGCCCACATGGCAAAAACCATGTGGGCTTGGGTCACAACATCATTTGTTGTATGTCATCCAAAACGCTTTTACGGCAAGCGCATACTTGGCGCTGTTTGCTGTTGTGTCACGTTTTGTTTCTTTCACCTTAACCGATTTTGCCTGTGCATCGAATAACTTGGTCATCGATTCTGCAAAATCTAATGTGGTGCGTGTTGTCGTTGTGCCGTTGCGCTTTGCAAGTATGCGTTTGCAAGCTCGTTTTAGGTCACCTAATCGGTTAGAACAGTAATCCGCCACATCGTCACGTATCACCTTTACGATGCCATGCAATGCTGGGTTTGTGTTTTTCAGTTTGCCAAATTCTTGGCTTGAATAGGCAAAGGCATAAGCCACACCGATTTCGATCTTTTCAACTTTTTTGTTTTTGATCTGTTCCTCTGTTGCAAGAATGTAATGGTCATTCACAACGGCATAGACCTTAGCAGGGTGACGTTCGCCATGGCGTAAGCGATAACCGTCATAAAGCATTTCCCTTGCTTCGCTTGGGATGTCCTCGGGAAACCCTGCAATGTGCATTAGGGCATATTCGCCCTGTGCGTCTAAACTGTCGCCTGTTCCTGCCTGTTGATAACCGAGATCTTTCAATGATGAAATGGTAGACATGTGTCTCTCCTAAAAAGTTAATGAAACATCACTTAGTTGTTTTCTAAGTGATGATCTATATTGACAGATGTGGAGGCTTAAGTAAAGTTCCACGGGGGAATGGGACACTATTTAAGGGTTTTGTGAGCCACGCACGCACTCCCGCGCGCGACAGAAAATAACTGGTTTCAAAATAGCGGGCGAAAAAAAACCCCGCAGACCTTTCGATCTGCGGGGTTGGTCAGCTAATTACTTAGCGTCAGAGTGTTTCCACTTCACCATGAAAGCGACTTTCGCTTCATTCCATCTCTTGTCGTCAGCCGACTTGTCTCCACGATTTTTCGCAGACACTAGGCGGTCGGGAGCGGTCTCTTTGAACCACGCTTCCACAAACTCAGCGAAGTCTTTATTGACTCCACGCTGACGCTCTTTACCCTCATTGAGAATCTTATTAGCGGCTCTTTTCAAGTCGCCCAGTCGATTCGAGCAATAGGTCGAAGTCTTTTCCCTGATACCCTTCACAAGAGCGTGGAGAGCGGGGTTGGTGTTTGCCAGTTTGCCAAACTCTTGCGCTGAGTAAGAGTAAGCATATGGGACACCGATCTCGACCTTTTCAACCTTGTCATTTTTGACATGGTCTGGAGTGGCGACCACATAGTGGTCATTGATAACCGCATACATAACTGCGGGTTGGAGCGCATTAAACTTCATGCGATAGCCTTCATACAAAGCGTCTTTGGACTCGACTGGGACTTCTTTGGGGAAGTCTTTGATCTGAGTAAGAGCGTAGCGGGCGACTGACTCCAAGGTCTGGTGCGCTCCCGCTTGTTGGAAGGCTGAGTCTTTCAAAGAAGTGAAAGAAACTTGCGTGGCGGATTCCACGGCTTGTGCCACTTGGGACTTTACGGCTGATTTTGCCATGTTCAAATCTCCATAAGAATGAACGATTGATGAAATACTGGGGGCTGAATTGCTGACCCAGTGATATAACCTTACGCTAGTGGGTCTCTTAAGTAAAGTTTCACTGGGGAGTGAGACTCTATCTAGCGACCTTGTGACTCGCACGCACTCATACGCGCGACGGAAAATAACTGGTATCACGCGCGCCGTAGCTAAGCGTGGCGCGATGTGACGGCAAAAGAAAAGGGGGCCGAAGCCCCCTTGGTCACCGCTTGAAGTAGTCGACAGGCAACTTACTGAACGGGATGTCATCAAACTTAGCGCAGAACATTGCACGCATCACTTGATTGTTAACTGCCATCTTAAACATCCGATGGTTCTGAAGGAGACTGAACTGTCGCTTCTCCTTCACTGCTTCCCAGGTAGCATGGCGAACCCAAGTCCGCCACACATTCGATTGACCGATGGTCACTCGTCGTCCTTGTGTTTGATCTCAGGCAAGATCAATGTAATCAATACCGTACTGATTACCAAACCTATCAATCCAAGCCACATACCTTGTGGTATCAACATGGATAACGACAGGGCGAAGATGATCGTGTTGACCACCAAAGCTAGACCTAAGTACATAGTCTCTCCTTAAGAGAGGGGCCGAAGCCCCTCGTGTTACCGCTTGTAGCGAACTGCTACTGTCTGACCAAATACGTTGGTCACCTTTGCAAACACATCCTTGTTAGGATATGCATACAACCATTGCTTAGCACTGCTAAGTGTCCAAGCCTTGTGAGTCTTAGTAAGCTCACCCCACTGTACTGTTACTGTGTACATGTCAGTCTCCTTTCAAGAGAATCTGCAACCGCTCTGTGTTGCATTGAGATCAGTATGCGTGGAAGGGGGGCATAAGTAAAGTTTGGCTGGGGACACCCCCCATCCCCCCACCCCCCAAGCCCTGCAATGGGTCCCCCCGCATACCCCATACCCCCTAACACGCACAAATAACTACACATTTTTTCAAAACTCCCCGCGAATTACACAGGGTCCCTCATCCATAATTGTTGGAAAATCCTGTCCATCCCGTCCAATTACACCTGACCGTCTCTTCAAAACACATGGCAAGCCCGGCAAGCACCCCACCCCCTCGCGAATTACACACCCCGGGTACGCAGAAACTTTTTAAAAACACCCCCCGGGTAGGATTCCTAACCTCCCCTTGCACAAAGATATATTTATGTGTTACATTTGCGCAAACTGCCGAAGGAGCCTTCGCTGACATGGATGAATTAGTACCGCACATCGAGGAAAACATTCCTCTGCCACAGAACGCTAAAGAGGCGTTCCCTGAGCTGTCGCCTGCTGAAGAACTGCAGATGCGAGCCAATGTCATTAAATTAATGTCTGACCTAACGGGTCAGCAGATATCCCCTACCAAAGATAACGCCGCACAAGCTACAGAGTTAGCTCGTCAGATGGCGCAAGATCCTAAACATAGACCCGAGTTTGCTAACTATCCTAACGAAACACTAGCGTTTCTTGCAGGTATGGTTGCTCAGATGAACGTCTCTATCGTAGAAGAGTTGTCTGATTTCAAACTGTATGTAGTTAATAAGCTTGTGCATGAAATTGAACACACACGCGACCCTAAAGCACGCCTTACTGCGATAAGAAATTTAGGTGAGATAGATGGTGTAGACGCGTTTAAAAAACGCACAGAAATCACACACAAGATTTTGACTGCCGAAGAGGTAGAAAAAGAACTTTTGGATACCTTACAAAGTCTTGAAGGTAAGGTTATTGATGTTGAAGCACGCGAAGTACTAAAGCATGAGTCAAAAACTGACGCCTGAGGCATTATTTAAGCTACGACAAGCGTTGCCGGGGATGCCCGACAAGCAGAAAAGACGTACGCTTGAGCTTCTAAAACAGTACGATGCGCAGATGACCCAGAGTTTAGGTAAGGAGAGCTTCCTTGACTTCATCAATCACGTCTACCCGGGCTATAAGGTCGGGCCTCACCATCTTAAACTTATTCAAATCTTTGAAGATATTGCGGCGGGCAAGAAAAAACGCGTCATTGTTAATATTGCTCCACGACATGGTAAGTCTGAGCTCATATCCTATCTTGCACCAGCGTGGTTTCTTGGTAAGTATCCTCAGAAAAAAATTATCATGGGGTCTCACACGGCAGATTTGGCTGTTAACTTTGGCCGTCGTGTGCGTAACCTCGTTGGATCGGAAGCTTATAAGGGAATATTTCCGCAAGTAGAGTTGCAATCTGACTCTAAATCTGCTTCACGGTGGGGTACTAACTTTAATGGAGAATACTTTGCTATTGGTGTCGGAGGTGCTCTTGCTGGTCGTGGCGCTGATCTATTTATTATTGACGACCCTCATTCGGAACAAGAGGCTAAGACTGGGAGACCGGACGTTTTCCTTCCTGCTTGGGAGTGGTTTCAGTCTGGCCCTCTCCAGCGTCTTATGCCGGGTGGCGCTATCATTATCGTGATGACTCGTTGGTCTAAATTAGACCTGACGGGCATGATTGTTCAGCAAACTGAACGAAATGAAGACGTAGATCCGTGGGAAGTGGTTGAGTTTCCTGCAATTAAAGACGACGGAGAGGCACTTTGGCCAGAATTTTGGGATGTTGAGGAGCTTTTATCTAAGAAAGCAGCCTTGGACATCCGTTATTGGAACGCGCAGTACATGCAGAAGCCTACTTCAGAGGAAGGGGCGCTAATTAAACGTGAATGGTGGCAAATCTGGGAAAAAGAAGACCCTCCCGAATGCGAGTTCATCATTATGTCGCTCGATGCTGCGCAAGAAGCCACTAATAGGGCTGACTATAACGCGTTAACGACGTGGGGCGTGTTTTATAACGAGGAAACACAAAACTTTGCCATCATCTTGCTCAATGCCATCAAGAAAAGGATGGAGTACCCAGAGCTTAAGAAGCTGGTGCTTGAGGAGTACAAGGAGTGGCAGCCAGATGCATTCATGGTGGAGAAGAAATCCAACGGATCGGCTTTGTATCAGGAGTTTAGACGCATGGGCGTGCCTGTAGGGGAGTTTACTCCGGGCAAAGGACAGGACAAAATAGCGCGTGTAAACGCAGTGTCTGACTTATTTGCGTCTGGCATCGTGTTTGCGCCAGACCACCGGTGGGCTAAGGAAGTCATAGAAGAGTGCAACGACTTTCCAGCTGGCACTAACGACGACTTGGTGGACTCTACAACGCTTGCGCTGTTAAGATTCCGGCAGGGCGGGTTTTTACGACTTCCGACAGACGAGCCGGAAGATAATTTTTTAAAACAGTATCGCAAAAAAGCTGCGTACTATTGAAGCGGAACAACTTGTTGGGCCGCGCACTACTAAGGATACATCATGGCGACAAATATGGACAAAGCTCTGTACGAGGCTCCCCAAGGACTAGATCAGTTGGGAGAAGCAGAAGAGCCAATCGAAATTGAGATTGAAGACCCTGAGGCAGTGCGCATTAAAGCGGGGGACGTAGAAATTGAGATTGAGCCAGAAGAGGGCGATGATGAGTTTAGTAAAAACTTAGCCGAAGATATCCCTGAAGATGTCCTTGCATCACTTGCTGGGGAATTAATTGGTGACTACGAGTCAGACGTATCTGCTCGTAAAGATTGGGTGCAGACTTATGTTGATGGCCTAGAACTATTAGGCTTGAAGATCGAGGAAAGAACTGAGCCTTGGCCCGGCGCTTGCGGTGTGTACCACCCGCTCTTGACCGAAGCAGTTGTGAAGTTCCAAGCTGAGACCATGATGGAGACATTCCCTGCGGCTGGCCCCGTCAAGACAAAAATCATCGGCAAAGAAACTCCAGAGAAGAAAGACGCGGCAGAGCGAGTTCAAGAAGACATGAACTATCAGCTTACTGACGTGATGAAAGAGTACAGACCTGAGCATGAGCGCATGCTCTGGGGCTTGGGCCTTGCTGGTAATGCGTTTAAGAAGGTGTACTACGATCCATCACTGGGTCGTCAGGTGTCTATGTATGCGCCAGCAGAAGATGTTGTCGTGCCTTACGGTGCTTCAAGTCTTGCTGATGCAGAACGTATCACGCACGTCATGCGTAAGAACAAGAACGATTTGAAACGCTTGCAGCATGAGGGTTTTTACCGTGATATTGACTTGGGTGAGCCTACCCAAACGATGGACGAAGTTGAGAAGCGTATTGCAGAAAAGATGGGCTTTCGTGCGACGCAAGATGACCGATTTAAACTCTTGGAGATGCAGGTCGACTTAGACCTTAAAGGCTATGAGCATAAAGACGAAGACACAGGCAAAGAGACGGGGATTGCGCTCCCGTACATCGTCACGATTGAGAAGGGTACAACGAACATCCTTGCGATCCGCCGCAACTGGGAACCGGACGACGACCTCTGCCAAAAGCGCACGCATTTCGTCCACTACGGTTACATTCCCGGGTTTGGTTTTTATAATTTTGGCCTTGTCCATCTTATTGGTGCTTTTGCTAAATCTGGTACTTCTATTCTTCGTCAGTTGGTGGACGCTGGAACTCTATCTAATCTACCCGGGGGATTTAAAACTCGAGGACTACGTACCAAAGGCGACGACACCCCGATCTCCCCCGGCGAGTTCCGTGATGTAGACGTTCCTAGCGGTACGATGCGTGACAACATCATGCCCCTGCCATACAAGGAGCCATCACAGGTCTTGGCGGCGCTCTTAAATCAGATCATTGATGAAGGTCGCAAGTTTGCGGGAGCCGTGGAGTTGCAGACATCGGACATGAGTGCTCAAGCACCTGTGGGCACTACGTTGGCTATTCTTGAGCGTCAGCTCAAGACGATGTCGGCTGTTCAGTCTCGCATCCACTACTCGATGAAACAAGAGTTCAAGCTCTTGAAAGTAATCATCCGTGACTATACGCCACCTACGTACAGTTACGAGCCAGAAGAAGGCGGTCGTCGTGCGAAGCAGTCTGACTACGACCAAGTTGACATCATCCCAGTGAGTGATCCCAACGCTGCGACGATGGCTCAGAAAGTTGTTCAGTATCAGGCTGCGCTGCAGCTTGCGCAGACAGCTCCACAGTTGTATGACTTACCTCTCTTGCATCGTCAGATGCTTGATGTATTGGGTATCAAGAACTACCAGAAACTTGTGCCGATGCACGATGATATGAAGCCTCGCGATCCTGTTACAGAAAACCAGAACATGCTCAATAACAAGCCTGTTAAAGCGTTCCTGTATCAAGATCACAAAGCTCACATTGCTGTTCACATGGCCATGGCCCAAGATCCTCGTATCCAACAGATGTTGGGTCAGAGCCCTCAATTGGCGCAGCAGCTTATGGCAGCGGGATCTGCTCACGTTGCTGAACATTTAGGTATGGAGATGCGCAAGCAGATTGAGCAGCAGATGGGTCAAACACTGCCTCCGTATCAAGAAGACGCGGATGAAGTTGAGATGTCTCCAGAGATGGAGGTTCAGATATCTCAGATGGCTGCACAAGCTGCACAACAGCTCTTACAGCAGAGTCAGCAGCAAGCTCAACAGCAGAAGAACAAGCAGATGCAAGAAGATCCGCTTATTCAATTACAGCAGCAAGAGCTTCAGCTCAAGGCGCAAGAGAATCAGCGTAAGGCGGCTAAAGATCAAGCAGATGTCATGCTCAAACAAGCTCAGCTTCAGATTGAGCGCGAGCGGATTAACGCGCAACAAGAGACTGAAGGCGTGAAGATTGCGATGAAGGCGCAGGCTGACAAACAGCAACGTGATCACACGCATGAGCAGGCGGGCTTTACAACCGGCATGGAGCTACAGAAGCACCAGATGATGTTGGCTAATCAAGAAAGGATTGCCCGCATGAATGCGGAGAGCCGATCGAAACAGCAGAAGCCAAAGGAAGGTAACTGATGTATCAAACTAGACAAGCAATGGATCTTTTGATCCAGCAAATTGATGTAAGCATCAAACAAATCGAAGAGGACTTAGGAGCCAAATCTGCTAAGTCTTACGAGGAGTACTGCAATAAATGTGGGGTCATCACAGGTCTACTCACAGCTCGCAGAAACATTGTAGACCTGACAAAAAACATGGAGAACTCGGATGAGTGATTTACCTACGCTGGACTTGAGTAAAGTCGTTGATTTATCAGCACTGATGCACAAAAAAGCGGAAGAGAAAGCAAAACAATTACCAAAGCCTACGGGCTATCGCATTCTTTGTGCAATTCCGGAAGCGGAGAAGCAGTTTGAAGAGAGCGAGATTGGTTTAATGAAAGCAGACGAAACCATGCGCAACGAAGAGACCCTTACAACGGTCTTGTTTGTAGTTGAGCTTGGCCCAGACTGTTACAAAGATACAACAAAGTTCCCAACGGGACCTTGGTGTAAACAAGGCGACTTTGTTTTGGTCCGGCCCTACGCTGGCTCACGACTGGTCATCCACGGTAGAGAGTTCCGCATCATCAACGACGATACTGTAGAAGGTATTGTTGACGATCCACGCGGCATTAAACGCAAATAAGGAGCGCACATGCCTAAATTTAGCGATAGCTATAAGTTCCCTGATGAACAGGAAGATAAGGGTAAACCCGAAGATACCCTAGATATCTCCGTTGAGGGCGATGACGTAGATATTAATATCGACGTAAAAGACGATACTCCCCCTGAAGATAGGTTCGTAGAACCCCTTCCGAGCAGTATTAAAGAGGACTTGGAGAAAGCCGACGACTCTGAAGATTACTCCCATAACGTAAAGCTTAAATTTAAGCAGTACAAGAAGGCTTGGCATGACGAGCGTAGGGAGAAAGAGGCTGCATTACGTGAGCAACAAGAGGCTTTAGCCGTTGCACAGCGTATTCTTGACGAGAACCGTAAGCTTAAAAACGTCTTGCAATCAGGCGAAAAAGAGCTTATTTCTACATATCAGAACTCCGCTGAGATGGAAGTCGATAAAGCCAGCCGTAACTACAAAGAAGCCTACGACTCGGGTGATTCCGATAAGTTACTTGAAGCTCAGCAGGAAATGATCCGTGCTCAGCTTAAGTTAGATAAAGCAAAAAATTTCAAACCTACTGTACAAAACGAAGAAAATGATGTACAAATCACACCACAGAGGTCTCAAAACCCTCAAATGGATCCGAAAGTTGCGTCATGGGTGTCAAAAAACCCATGGTTCGTTGATCAAAATAAACGATCTATGCGCAGATATGCTGAAGGTGTCCACGAGGATTTAGAGTCTAGATATGGTCGAGGCTTCATTGGTACTGATGAGTACTATGCAGCGATAGATAAAGAAGTTCAGCGCCGGTTCCCAGAAGAATTTGGCACTACTTACAACGAAGAGGAAGATAAACCTCAACGTACAAAACCAAGCACGGTGGTCGCACCAGCTAAAAGGAGTACTGCTCCTAAAAAAGTAGTTCTTTCTAAGACGCAGGTGGGCTTGGCAAAGAAATTTGGATTAACCAACGAGCAATATGCTCGTGAACTTATGAAATTGGAGGCCTAAATGGCTGAAAGCAGATTACAACGCGAGATTACAAATAGAACTACCCAAGAGCGCCCCAAGCAGTGGCAGCAGGCGGAACTTCTACCGGAGCCAGATAAGACTCCGGGCTACGCGTACAGATGGATTCGGGTTTCTACTTTGAACAATGCTGACCCTCGTAACCTCTCCGCCAAATTGCGCGAAGGTTGGGAGGTAGTAAATGTAGAAGAGCAACCTAAATTTCAACTGCTAGTTGATCCTAATAGCCGTTTTAAAGACAGCATTGAGATTGGCGGATTGTTACTTTGCAAGACTCCTTCTGAGTTTGTTGATCAGCGAACGAAACACTTCAATGATATGACTCGTGCTCAGGCGGAAGCTGTAGATAACAATTTAATGCGTCAAAGCGATGCGCGGATGCCAATCTTCAATGAGCGGAAATCTACGACTAGCTTTGGTAAAGGTACTTAAATTTACATAGGAGTCTTAAATGGCTTATCCCGACGTTTCGGCCCCTTACGGCCTAAAACCGATCAACTTGATCGGTGGACAGGTATTTGCTGGTTCTACCCGCAATTTGCCTATCCAGTACGGTTACAACGCTAATCTGTACTACGGTGATCTCGTTAAGTTGGTGCGTGGTTTTGTGGTTCAATCTACAATTACCTCTAGCTCCGGCAACAGCGCGTTCAACTCTACACCCACAGACGAAATCATTGGCGTCTTCTTGGGTTGTTCTTACACCAATCCTACGAATAAGCAACGTCAATTTGCTCAGTACTGGCCCGCTGGTACTACCGCTGGTGACGCTGTGGCTATCGTTGCAGATGATCCTGACCAAGTATTTAAAGCTGCGGTGCAAATCGCTGCCGGTACTTTGGCTTCTGGTTCAAACGCTTTGGTTGGTCAAAACATTGCAATCAACCGCTCATGGGCTGGTGGTACAGGCAACGTTAATACAGGTAACTCCTATATTGGCGTAACTGCTCCTACATCCTTGACATCTCCCGGTACGGTTCTGCCTATCCGTGTGATGGGTGTGGTTCCTGAGACTGCATACACAACCAGCGCTACTGGCACTTCTAGCACTACTACCATTACCTTGACAGGTTCTGGTTTGCCTATTGCTATTCCTGTTGGTTCTGATGTTGGTTATATCACTGCAAATGGTCAATACTACAGCTCTGGTTCATTCGTGACCACGGCAGCAGCGGCTGGCGCAACTTCAGTGACAATCAATGCGGCTATGGGAACTGAAGGTACATCTGCTACTTTTGTGTTTACCGTATACCCCGAAGTGCTAGTGAAGCTCAATATGGGCGTCCATAGCTATTACAACCCTAACGCTGTTTAAGGAGTAATCTAAAATGGCTATTTCACGCGCACAACTACTTAAAGAGTTGCTCCCAGGTCTGAACGCATTGTTCGGTTTAGAGTACGCTCGCTACGGCGAAGAGCACAAAGAGATCTACGAAACAGAGACCTCTGAGCGTTCATTCGAGGAAGAAACAAAGCTGTCTGGTTTCTCAGCTGCTCCTGTCAAAAACGAGGGTTCTGCCATCGCTTATGACAATGCACAAGAAGCATGGACTGCTCGTTACAACCACGAAACCATCGCTTTGGGCTTCAGCTTGACTGAAGAAGCTATCGAAGATAACTTGTACGACAGCTTGTCTGCTCGTTACACCAAAGGTTTGGCTCGCGCCATGGCTTACACCAAGCAAGTTAAAGCTGCTGCCGTTTTGAATACCGGCTTCAGCAATGCTTACGCTGGTGGCGACGGTGTTGCTCTGTTCTCCAGCGCACACCCCTTGGTCTCCGGTGGTACAAACAGTAACATCCCATCTACTCCTGCTGACTTGAATGAAACATCGTTGGAAAACGCTGTTATTCAGATCGCTGCTTGGACTGATGAGCGTGGTTTGCTGATTGCTGCTAAACCCAAGAAATTGATCGTTCCTTCTGCTTTGCAGTTCACGGCAACTCGTTTGCTTGAGACTGAACTCCGCGTCGCTACTGCTGACAACGATATCAACGCATTGAAGAACAACGGTTCAATTCCTGAAGGTTACACAATTAACCACTTCTTGACTGACACCAATGCTTGGTTCTTGACAACCGACGTGCCTAACGGCATGAAGCATTTCGTTCGTACCCCCTTGCAGAACAGCATGGACGGTGACTTCGATACAGGTAACGTCCGTTACAAGTCTCGTGAGCGTTACAGCTTCGGCTGGTCTGACCCTCTGGGCATGTACGGCTCTGCCGGTGCTTAATATTTCTTAGGAAATATTTGAAAGGGGGCCTTGCGCCCCCTTTTCTTTTGTTGTATATTGCTTTTAACCCGGGGTTATCCGGTGCATTAGACAGTCCCGGCTGACGACATACAGACTAATGCACTCTACTTGTATGTAAGGAAACATCATGGCAAATACCACGTTCTCCGGCCCAGTCATATCTAACAATGGCTTCATTACCGGAACAGCTTCTTCCCCTATCGTTGAGACTACCGCTACTAACGTATCCGAGTCTTACGTCACCACATCCGCTGCTACTGGCGATACACGTTTGTCTTATCAGCGTTTGGCTTTTACATCAACTGGTTCTGGCGAAACTTACCGTGCTTTGACTCAAGTCACAGGCGCTAACGCAGCTACTGGCGGTACTGTTAACGGCGCTCACATTAGCTTGAGCATCAACGGCTCTGGCACTATCTCTGGCGCAGGTAACGCTCTTCGCGCTACTTTGGGCGGTACATCTACAAACCCCGGCGGTACGATTGCAGCTATTCAGGCTGACTCTAACTTTGCCTCTGGTGGTACTTGGACAAACGCTTCTTTCATCCGCTTCACAAACAGCGGCAGTGGCACAGTAGCTAACTTGTTCAACGTTCCAACCGCCATGATTACTGCCAATACACAAGGTGCAGCTACAAACTCTTTGAAGATTGTGGACAGCGCAGGTACTGCGTACTACATCATGTTGACTACAACAAACAGCTAATATGCAGATCACCAAGGAATTCTTGGAGACTGAGATTCGTGACCTTGAGACTGAAGCACAGAAGGCTAGTACCTTTTTGACTCAGGCTCAAGCCACAATCCAAGCGTACAAGATGTTGATTAACAGGCTAGACGCACCAAAACCGGAGCAACAAGATGAGACCAATTCAACAGAAGCTAACGATTGATGGCGCTGCGGGGATAGCAATCCCGTTAGACACCTATATTTCGCCATTTAATATAGGCTTTGGGGTAACAATTAGCGCCGGGGCTACAGTAGATTTTACTGTGCAACACACGTTTGATAACGTGCAAGATTCAACGATTACTCCAGTTTGGTTTAACCATCCTACCGTCGTTAATCAATCAGCAAATGCTAATGGTAATTATGCCTTTCCTGTAACAGCAGTTCGGCTGAATGTCACAGACAACAACGGTACAATTACTTTTACAGTTATTCAGGCTGGGGTAGCGTAATGCCAGTTGGGTTTTCTGGCGTTGCTAGTTACGCCAACACTTACCCCGGCACTGCGCTAGGCGTAGTAGCTAATGCCAACAATGGTTGGGGTAATGCTGTTGGTGGAAGTACAGTGATTGTTGGAAATCAAACAAGCCCCACTGCTTATTACATTGATTTAGAAACACTTTCAGGCCCGGGCGTCATTCTTATGGAAACTACCGGTAAAATTCTTTTGGAGATTTCATAATGGCGGATACCAAAATCTCGGCAATGACGCAAGCGGTAACCCCATTAACTGGGGATGAAACTATTCCTTTGGTGCAAGATGGCGCAAACGTTAAAGCTACAGTGTCCCAAGTAACTGAGTCTACATATGGCGAGATTTATGTTGCTAGTGGCGTAACCGCGCAAACGCTCACTCTACAAAACACCTATTATAAATTAACAGCGTTTGCTACAGACGGGCTGTCAAATAAAGTTACGCTCTCAGCGGCTACTGATTCAATGAGTCCCGATATTGAAGGCGACTACCTTGTTCAGTTTTTTGTTACATTTACTAATACTAATAATAAAACGTTTGCGTTCCGCTGTTTTAATGAAACTACAAATGCTGCGTTTGCCAATACGGTTGTAAAAACTCATTCACATTCAGATGACCCAATGTTTATTGCGGTTTCTTCTTTCATTCACCTCAATCATGGGGATAGCATAATTGTGCAAGTTGCGTGCGAAACAAGCGCGGGTGTTGCAATTACAGTAAGTGACGCAAACTTTGCCCTTGTATTATTGAGAGCAGGTAATTAACATGGCTAAATCACCAGCATGGCAGAGGAAAGAGGGCAAATCCGAGAAGGGCGGCTTGAACGCCAAAGGCCGAGCCTCTGCGAAAGCGCAAGGCATGAACTTGAAACGTCCCCAGCCAGAAGGCGGCTCCCGGCGAGACTCTTTCTGTGCGAGGATGAGCGGCATGAAAAAGAAGCTGACTTCGGCCAAAACTGCAAACGACCCGGATTCACGGATCAATAAGAGCCTACGGGCGTGGAATTGCTAACATGAGTGAAGATGCTATTAAAACAGCCAGAGAGTTAGCCACGCATGCGTCTGACATCAAGCATTTGCAAGATGATATGGATAAGATGTTGGAAAACATGAAAGCTATGCAGGCTACATTGACAGCTATTGACAAGACGCTGTCTGAAGCTCGTGGCGGCTGGAAGGTTTTAATGCTTGTCGGCGGGGCTAGTAGCGTTGTAGGCGCGGGTTTAGTTCAGCTTGTTAATTGGTACGCAGGAGGCAAGTAATGCCAAGCGTAAGCAAAAAACAACACAATTTCATGGCAGCTGTGGCCAATAATCCAGAGTTTGCTAAGAAAGCGGGAGTCCCACAGTCCGTGGGTAAAGAGTTTAACAACGCCGATAAAGGCAAATCTTTTAAAAGAGGTGGTGATATGGCTACAAGTATGGGTAAACCCGTGATGAAAAAAGGTATGAGCACTGCTAAGGATGGCATGAAGAAGCCTACTCCTATGGCTGATACTTCCATGATGGGCATGAAAAAAGGCGGCATGCCTATGAAAATGAAAGACGGCAAAAAAGTGCCTATTTTCGCAGCTAAAGGTGGTGGTATTGAGTCTAAGGGTAAAACCAAAGGCAAGATGATTACCATGAAGAGCGGCGGCAAAACTTGCTAATTTAGGAGCCTCAAATGAGCCCAGCAGAAAAACAAGCACGGGAAGATATGGCTGACCGCAAGATGAATACGGCTACTGAAGCCGCGTATACAAAGTCTTTGCGTAATACCGAATATGCTCCTGAAAAGAAAGACCCGCGTGACGCAGTTCGTGGTCAGCGTGGTTACGCTAAAGGTGGCTCTGTTGGCTCGGCTTCTAAGCGTGCTGATGGTTGCTGTACCAAAGGTAAAACACGCGGAAAGATGGTGTAATCATGTTGGCATCCCGTGGTATGGGCGATATCCGCGCCTCTAAAATGCCCAAAGGCGTTAAAACAGCCCGACGGGATGACACTGATTTTACCCAGTACAAAAAGGGTGGCAAGGTAAACGCTGCTGGCAATTACACAAAACCGAGTCTTCGCAAGAGGATTGTGTCTCAAGTAAAAGCCGCAGCAACGCAGGGTACTGGCGCAGGTCAGTGGTCAGCGCGTAAAGCTCAGCTAGTTGCCAAAAAATACAAGGCGGCTGGCGGGGGTTACCGAGATTGAAAGCTCCTCAAAAATCATTGAAGGATTGGGGCGACCAAAAATGGAGAACCAAAAGTGGTAAAAAATCTTCTGACACTGGTGAAAGATACCTTCCAAGCGCTGCGATTAAAAGTCTCAGCCCTGCTGAGTACGCTGCGACGACCAAAGCCAAGCGTGCAGGAAAAGCCGCCGGAAAACAATTCGTAGCCCAACCCAAGACAATCGCAAAGAAAACAGCAGGGTATAGATAATGGCTAGCACTTCAGGACTCTCCACTTTTAACCTAGACTTCAACGAAATTGTTGAGGAAGCGTATGAGCGGGCGGGTCTTGAAGTTCGTACTGGCTATGAGTTTCGTACCGCACGCCGGTCCTTCAACATGCTTACGATTGAATGGGCTAACCGTGGCATCAATTTATGGACTATTGAGCAAGGCCAATTCGTAATGAACACTGGGCAGGGCGTCTATGCTTTGCCTAGTACTACGATTGATCTCTTGGATCAGGTTATCCGTACACAGGCTAGTACGCCTAATCAGATCGATATCAACATTAGCCGTATCTCTGAGTCAACGTACTCAACGCTGCCAAACAAGTTGTCGCAAGGCCGCCCTATTCAGGTGTGGATAAACCGGCAGTCTAATGAGAGTTATTTGTCTACGGCAACGGTAGCGGCTACAGTGTTATCAACAGATACAACTATTACCCTCAGTTCAACAGTGAGCCTACCAGCTACAGGATTTATCACAATCGATGCAGAAACAATCTACTACGCTAACGTCAGCGGTAATCAATTACTTAATTGTTATCGTGGTCAGTACAACGGCGTCACTAATACAACTGCCGCTGGTCATGCAATTGGCGCAGCCGTAACGGTTAACAACCTCACGTCTGTAAACGTGTGGCCTACGCCTAACTCTCCTGGCGATCAGTATGTGTTTGTGTACTGGCGCATGCGCCGCATGCAAGACGCTGGTAACGGCGTTAACGTGCAGGATATCCCGTTCCGGCTGATTCCATGCGTGGTAGCTGGTCTAGCCTATTATGTTGGTTCTAAGCGCCCTGACGTGCCTATGGAGCGTATTGTGATGCTTAAAGCCGCCTACGAAGAACAATGGACGTTAGCGTCGCAGGAAGACCGCGAGAAGGCTCCTGACCGTTATGTCCCAAGACAGTCGTTCTACAGGTGATGTATGCCAAGTAGATACGCTTCAGGCAAATATGCAATCGCTCAGTGTGACCGCTGTGATGAGCGGTACATGCTTAAAGACCTGAAGAAAGAAATTATTAAGACACGCCTTTTTAATTTAAAGGTATGTCCTGAATGTTGGGATCCTGATCAGCCTCAGTTACAGTTGGGTATGTATCCAGTGGATGATCCACAAGCTGTACGAGAGCCACGTCCTGATGTAAGCTATACGCAGTCGGGAACTAGCGGTTTACAGATTCTGCAAACTAATAGCACTGCTCCGGATGGTTTTGGTTTCCCAAATCAGGGTAGCCGAGACATTCAGTGGGGATGGAACCCTGTAGGGGGTTCAAGAGGTTTTGACGATCCTTTAACACCAAATTACTTGGTGTTGAACATAGAAGTTGGTACAGTTACCATATCGACAACATAGGAGCTTAATATGGAAAAAGCGGATTTAAAACAAGACAAGAAGATGATGGCTGGAGCCGTGCATAAGCACGAGAAGAGGCTGCATCCCGGCAAGCCCATGACTAAGTTTGCCAAGGGCGGCAAAACCAATGCTCAGATGAAAACTCTGGGTCGCGGTTTGGCTAAAGTAGCTAACCAGAAGAAGTCTTCCTTCACATACAAAAAAGGTGGCTAATATGGCTAAGTTCAGTCAAAAGCAAGGCGGCAAAGAAGTTGGTAATGCCGAAGTCTATGCGCCGCCACACACCATGACTGGTGGAAAAGTTGAGCTTGGTAATGGCTATAGCGGTGCTAAGCCTACTCGCGCAGACTCTGTAAACATGTCTGTTGGTAACATCAATCGTGACGGCTACAACCCTGACGTAAAGACAACTGGTATCAAAATGCGTGGTACTGGATGCGCTACTAAAGGCACAATGTCACGAGGCCCGATGGCATGAACTATACGCAGCTTGTTGCATCTATTGAGTCGTATACGGAAAATAACTTTCCGGATATAACTCTGGCCGACGGGGCTATTGAGACCACGAAGGAACAGATTGACCGCTTTATTCAACAAGCTGAACAGCGTATCTATAACAACGTTCAGTTTCCGTTTTTGCGTAAAAACATGACGGGTAATATCCAGTCAGGCAATAAATATCTTCAAGCGCCAAACGACTATCTTGCTACATACTCTTTAGCGGTAATTGACTCGTCTGGCAACTACGAGTATCTGCTTAACAAAGACGTTAACTTTATTCGTCAGGCGTATCCTAATCCTACGACAGATGTTGGAATTCCTAGGTACTACGCACTGTTTGGACCAGCGTTATCCGGGTCTACGATTACAACTGAGCTAACGTTTATTCTTGGCCCAACACCTAATACTAATTACACGGCAGAGCTTCATTTCTATTACTACCCAGAGTCTATTGTGACTTCTGGTACTTCATGGCTGGGCGATAACTTTGATACCGTGCTTTTGTATGGTTCTTTGGTAGAGGCGTATACATTCATGAAAGGCGAGCCTGACATGATTGCTCTTTACAACCAAAAATATGTAGAAGCGCTTGCGCTGGCTAAACGTCTGGGCGATGGTATGGAGCGTCAAGATGCGTATCGTTCTGGTCAATATAGACAGGCGGTGACCTGATGGCTATTCAACAAGGCGCTACTGATGCGTTTGCAACGGGTCTGATGAATGGAGTGTATAACTTCACCACTGACTCGTTTAAGATTGCGTTGTATACAGGCTCAGCATCGTTGGGTCCTGACACCGCCGTGTATACCGCTGGGTTGACAAGTGAAGTTGTAGCTACAGGATACACCGCTGGCGGTATAGCCCTGCCTGTTTCTGTTACGCCCACCTCTGCAAACAACACAACGTTTATTTCGTTTTCCAACGTAACTTGGAATGCGGCTTTAACTGCTAGCGGGGCTTTGATCTATAAGTCTGGCGGTATTAACCCAACTGTATGTGTTTTAGATTTTGGTGGTGAAAAAATATCAACAGCCACCTTTACAATACAGTTTCCAACCGCAAACAGTTCAGACGCGATTATTCGCATTACCTAAGGAGAAAACATGGCATTGGTTACAACTACCAAAGGCGAAATGGACGAATCTTTTCTTGAGAAAAAAGAAGGTTCAGTCGATAATGACAACGAATCAACCACATGGGTGGAGTATTGGTTAGATGGGGAACTTGTGCACCGTTCGGCGCATGTAGCCCTCAAGAAAAACGTAAGTTCTGCGGTAGAAGCCGCATCTTTTAATTAAGGAGCCAATCATGGCAAATACCCAAGCAATGACAACGAGCTTTATGGGCGAGTTGATGACTGCAACACACAACTTTGGCACTGCCCCTGTTCGCGCAACTGGCGCAACTGACGCATTTAAAGCTGCTCTGTATTTGGCATCTGCTACAATGAATGCCGCTACCACCGCTTATACAGTGACTGGGGAAGTGTCTGGCACTGGATACTCTGCAGGCGGTGTTGCGGTTACATTTGCAACTCCTCCTACGGCCACTAATTCCTCTGCCACTGCGGGTGTTGCATTTGTCACGCCTTCAGCCAGTATTACGTACACGTCAGTTACATTGACTACGGCATTTGATGCCGTGCTAATTTACAACTCAACACAGGCTGACAAAGCTGTAAGCGTCCATACCTTTGGTTCACAGACAATTACTGCTGGTACGTTTACTCTTACCATGCCTGCGAATACAACTTCGACTGCTTTGATTCGTCTGGCTACAACCTAATAGGGCCGGTGGGGTAACTCACC